CTGGCCTGCAACCTACAACCGTTCTGATGCGATTACCGTCCAATATATTGTTGGATATGGTGACATGCCAGAGAGCATTCCACCAACATTTAGCGCAATAATTCTATTGTTGGTTGGTGTTTATTACGAAATGCGTATGGATGCAGACGAAGTAAAATTGAACCCAATCCCCCACGGCGTTGAAAGCCTCATAAACTTAGAACAGGTTGGTTGGTATGGGTAAGCTTGGTAAACTAGATCAACGCGTAACATTCCAGTCAAATGCACGGGTTTCGGATGGAATGGGCGGTCAAGAAGATGGTTTTGCCAACTTCACAACTAATCCTACTGTTTGGGCGAAAATCTTACCGCTTGCTGGTGGTGAAAAGAACGAAGGTGGGGGCGTTGCGGCGTCTGGGCGGTATTTAATCACGATACGAAACCGATCTGACATAAACGAAAACGACCTAATGATATGGGGTGGCGAAAGCTACAACATTCGCAATGTTCGCAGGGCTGGCACAAGGGCCATGTATTTGAAATTTGAGGTTGAGCGGGGCGTGGCATCATGAAGTTTAACGCGTCTATTAGTGGTGTTGAAGATATTGATAAACTTCTAAGCCAGATAGCCCCAAGGCAGGCAACAAACATCATGCGTTCAACCGTTCATGGTGTAGCCGGTGAATTAGCAAAAGAGGCAAGGGCGATAGCCCTTGATGATCCAAGCACGAAAAAAGGCGATTTTAAACGCTCAATAAAAACAAAACGTGAGCGCATTAAAGGCGGGAAAGTTTCTTCTACGGTGCGCGTATTGAAAAGTGCGTTTTATTGGCGGTTTTTGGAATACGGTACTACCAAAATGCCAGAAAAACCAACATTCACGCGGGTTGTTGAATCGTTTCGGCCTAAGTTCGATCAAGTTTTGAGAGAGCAGTTTGTGAAGAAGTTCACAGCGACACTGGAACGGGCAAGGAAGCGTCAAAATGGCAGTTGAGGTTGATTTTCAAACGGCTATCTATGCGACCCTGATAGGTGACACCCCTCTCATGGCCATGGTTCAGGCGGTCTATAGCAAGAAGCCCCAAGACAACGACGCAGGGAGTAATGCGGCGTTTCCTTATATTACGATGCGGTTTTTCTATTCCGAGAACGATACAAAAAGCGAAAATGGGCATAATTGCTTACTTCGCTTGCATACGTGGAGCCGAACGGGTTCTGACAAAGAAACCAAACAAATTCAGGGGTTACTCTATAACCTCTTACACAAGAATGAACCGTCTGTGACGGGACATACGGTCATATCTTTAGTGCGTGAAAGTTCAGACGTAGCGGATGATGACGGGACAACCCATGGAGTTTGCGATTATCGCGCTCTAATTCAAGTAAACTAGATCGGCCCGCCGCGAGGCGTCGCCTTTTCCCTTAGAAGGAACTTTAAAAATGGCAACTGCTGGACGCTTATGCGTAATTAAAAAAGCAGGTACGGCAATCGCTGGCCTGCGGGTTAACTCAATCACATGGAACGGTGCAGGCATCGATGTTACCGATAAGGGCGATGGCGCGTTTCAAACGTTCCTAACAGATGTTCTTGCAACTGATACTCTGGAAATTTCGGGTGAAGGTATCGAGGATGGAAACGTTCTGCGTAATCTTGCACTTTCAACAGACCCTGCTGATAAGTTTATGACTGATCTTACATACGAATTTGCAGCGGATGCAGATGCGGCGGATACAATTTCAGGCAGCTTTATCTTGACCAGCTATTCAGAGGGTAGCCCGTATCAGGAAGCGAATACGTTTACGGCTACATTCGTTCGTAATGGCGCACATACATTCACAGCAGGTGCGTAATGTTTGAAGATGTAACCCTTGCGTGGAAAAACGAAACTTTCACAGTGCCAGCCGACAAGCAAATGGTGCTTATCGCTAAAATAGAAGATGCATTACAGGGGGGGTCTGGAAGGCAACCCCTTGGCATTCTTATGCAGCGCGAAGGGCCAACCTATGCGCAGCTTGCGAGGGCGTATGGGGCGGCTTTACGCCATGCTGGTGCTAGGGTTTCCAATGAGGATGTTTATACATCTATTCAGGAAGATTTAGCGGCCCTTGAACCAATGGAAATAACCGCAAAAATTCAGAATGCGGTTATAGCTCTTATTTCTATCATGTCGCCACCAATGGGCCGAAAAATTACGGGTAGTGGCGATGGAAAAAAGTCGAAAGCAGCAGTGAAGGGTTAGTCCGTACTGCTTATAATACTGCGGTTGGTAACGATTGGGTTTCTGCTGAGTATTTTTGGCAAATGCCCCCCAAAGAATTTTGGTGGTTGGTCGACGCCAAATTGCCCCCTGAAATAGTTAACCGCGAGGAAACTATGGCCGAACTATACCAAATGTTGAAGGATGCTAAGTAATGGCCAAAAAAGTTGTAGGTGACATTGCAATACAAGTCGGGGCCGATATTAGCCCCCTTCAAAAGCAAATGGGCAAGGGCAGTAAGATTATCAAAGGCTTTGGCGGTGACACCGCCGCCATGTCTAAAAAGATTGCAAAGGCTGGTGCGGTTGTAGCGACTACGGCGGTTGCTATGGGCGCGGGGTTACTTGCAGCAAGTAAAAACGCGGCAGCGGCTGCGGTTGAGATTAACAACCTTTCCAAAGTGGCAAACGCAGGAACCGTAGAGTTCCAAAAAATGGCGGCTGCGACAAGTACCGTTAATATTAACCAAGAAAAACTGTCAGATATTTTAAAAGATGTGAATGACAGGGTTGGGGATTTCGTGACTACGGGCGGTGGCCCGATGAAGGACTTCTTTGAGCAGATTGCGCCGCTTGTTGGTGTAACTGCTGACCAATTCGCGCGGCTTTCAGGCCCAGAGGCATTGCAGCTTTATTATGATTCATTGGAAAAAGCTAATCTAAGCCAGCAAGAAATGACGTTTTTCCTTGAGGCAATGGCATCTGATACAACGGCTTTAATTCCATTACTGCGAAATGGCGGGGCAGAAATTAAGCGGCTTGGCGATGAGGCGCAAAGGTCAGGCCGTATTATTGACGATGATTTAATTCAGAACGGCGTTGAACTAGACCGCGTAATTGGCGATGCGGCGGATACAATATCGACAAGTTTCAATAAAGCCCTTTTAGATAATTCAGATGAAATCACACGGGTCGCTAACGCAATCGCAGACAACCTCATTCCAGCGGCAGAATCTTTTCTGTTAAAAGTTGGGGAAGTAATAACGGCGGTTACAACTGGTGCCACAGCAATAAACGATTTCTGGCTTGCTACAACTGGAAGCGGGCCAACATCGCAAGATACAGGGGCATACGATAATGTTCTAGATGTAGGGGAAGGCCCAGACGCGCCAGACCCAAGCACATCTGGAACGAGGATAGTAGATGAAGATGGCAATATAATAGAACTTGGCCTTCCAGAAACCGAACTTCCACCAGAGGCGGTTCCACCATCCTACACGCGACCAAACATCGGCGGGTCTACATCGACACTGAGCGAGGATGATCTGGAAAAGCTTCAAGAGAGTTATGAAACAGAAGCCGAAATTATCGACAACAAAATGGCGACAGACCTTGAGCGGTTACAAGAGTTCAGAGAAAGGAAACTAGGTACAGAAGAAGAATATAACGACCTTGAGGCCCGTATAACTAAAGAACATCAAGACGCGATGACAAGGCTCGACCAAGAGGCGATGAATTCAAAGCTTAACGTTGCACGAAGCGTATTTAACGGGCTGTCCAGTCTTATGCAGTCCGAGAATGAGAAGTTGTTCAAAATCGGCAAGGCTGCGGCGATTGCTAACGCGGTTGTTAATACATGGCAGGGTGTATCGAGGGCTATTGCTGATTATCCATACCCTTACAGCCTTGCGGTTGCGGCGGCGGTCGCGGCAAAGGGCTTTGCTACAGTTTCATCAATTCAATCGCAGACCATAGGCGGGGGTTCGACAACTGGTGGCGGTGCATCTGGTGGCGGTGCTGTAGCTGATGCAGGCGGCGGGCAATCACAAGACGGTGGCAATACATTGGTGAACGTATCAATAACGGGTGACAACTTTAGCGCGTCTGGCCTTCGTGGTTTGCTTGAGAGCCTTAATGAACATTTAGAAGATGGCGGACGGGTTAGGATTGTTTAATGGGTGTTTTATTTGAAACTGGTTATTCCCTGCCAAACGGCGACGAGCCATTAACAAATGCAAGGATTGCGCACAGTGGCAACTGGATAAGCGGCGGCACTATTGCAGCAAGCACAACGGCAACTGGTTATTTTGAAGATGCACCTGATGAAAGCACAACCTATGAAAAGTGGGGGCCTAGCGCGTTGCCCGCAACGTGGGAAAATGACTTAGGTTCTGCTCTTGAGATAGATTATTGCACAATTTCGGGCCACACGATGGGCGACAATGGCAACACATTGCAAGTGCAATACGACAGCACAGGCGGCGGTGTTTGGGTTGATGTTATCAACGTAGCAATTACAGACAACCAGCCTATTTTCTGTATATTTGAGCCAGAAACTTTCCAAAAATGGCGCATAAATATCACCAACGGCACGGCACCGACTATTGCGGTTGTAAGGTTTGGTAAGGCATTGCAGATGGAGCAGGCCATTTACGGCGGGCATACTCCTCTAAAGTTAAATAGAAAAACTACGGTTCGGTCTACCCGCTCTGAATTGGGTGAGTGGTTGGGCAGAACCAAGATAAGAAACAGTTTAGGCGGGTCTTATAGTTGGACTAATCTAACGTCTACATTTGTTAGGGCTAATATAGATACTTTAATCCAATCCATAGAAACAGAACCGTTTTTTATTGCATGGCGTCCTGATAAATTCACAGATGTTGAATACTGCTGGACTACGCAAAACCCAAATGGGCCGCATCACACAGGGCCTGTAGATCATATGAATTTTTCAATGAATGTTGTTGCCGCAGGGTGGTTATAATGGCGGGCGAGAACGTTGTTGGCCGTGAGCCTATTCAAATAATCCATATGAAGCAAAAATCATGCTCTA